CTATTTGCGAAGCGCAGCCAGAGCCTCGGATTCAGACACGCCTAGCCCGTATTGGCTTGACAAATACTCCGCATACGTCGGGTACATGTCGGTGTCATAGAACTTTGCCGCCTCTTTGTACGCAATGACTTCCACCATCAGTCGATAGCGCTTTGAGATTGTGTTGAGCAGCATGTGGGCACAGACGCCGATAGTGATCGGGACTGACCAGTACGGGGCGTAGGCGGCAAGCTGCGGCACAAAGGAGAGGATCGCAGCAAAGATGCCGCCGATGGCAACCCAAAACCAGAACTGTCTGGCATGCACCATTTCATGCGCGAGGATGCCTTTGTCACCCTTGCACTTCGTCCAGATTTTGACGTAGCAACCGATGGTCGAGCCGCCTACGCCAAGGGGCATGTTGTCGCTGTAGACGACGATGGCGGGAAGATTCATGCCAACCCCAGCGCGGCGCGTTGTGCCCTGCCCCACTGGCGCACGCTTTCAACGAAGACGCCGAACGCCTCCATGTCGGCATGCTCAGCGAGGATGTCCGCATCCTTTGGCAGGCCGTCAAGGGTCCCATCCTCCAATGCGGCCTTGACCGGCGGCATATGCTCGCGATACCAACCCTCTGACAGCATGACTTGTTGGATGCGGCTAGCGCCATACCGCTGCATGGCCACCTCAGCCAGGAACTGTCCATTGCCGCGCGCATCGAATGCGCCGCCCATGAAACGAGGCAATCGATCGATGAGGTAGAACGCGACCTGTTCTTGCTGACGAAACGGCACATTGCGCAGTTCGACAACAAATGGAACTCGGCGCACCAGGTTCTGGTGCTGCAGCAACGGAACGTGCACCGAAAGGTCGCCCGATCGGCCGAAGTCCTCGCCATCGAAGCTGATGACATCGGTCGGGAGCTTCTCCAGAATCGTCCCCATCTGTGCTTGCAGCCAGTCGCGGCACTCGGCGGTGCGGATGTGGTCAGGCAGGACTTCGAATCCGGGCTTGCATTCCCATCGTAGGACCGGAGTCTCGGCTGACATGCGCAGCTCGATCAGGGCCCGGCTCAGCCAGGTACCGCCTGAGTTGGCCGGGACGCAATCAAGCTCTTCTTCGGCGCCGTCGCCGTAGAAGGCGTAGACGTCGGCCATCCATTCGGCCTCGTCTGCAGCAGACCATTCCTTGCCCAGACGCAGGCACACGCGTTGATAAAGTCCGTCCGCGATCGCTTCCCGGAATGTGACGCGCTGCACAGATCCTTTGCGTTTTCCGGACCGGATGTCTGTCACCAGTTCATTGAAGGCGTTATCGGCGCCGTTGTGCGTGCTGATCACATGCACTCGTCCGCCCCAGATCAGCATGGCCAGCGCGGCCTTCAGCAGCTCGGGAAGTTGGTCGTGGAACCCCGCCTCATCGATCACGATCGTGCCCTGGCGCCCGCGCAGATTGGATGGCCGGCTGCTGAGCGCAACGATCCGAAAGCCTGCCGACGGGAAGCGGATGGTGTAGGTCTTGATGTGCTTGTCAGCATCATCTTCACCATCCCAGAACCCGTCTTCGATCTCGCCGGCCGCGTAGTTGAACGCCCGAGCCCACATCGCGCATGCCTGGATGTACTCGATGGTCATATCCTGGTTGTAGGCGATGTAGTAGACATTCTGTCCACCCGCGCTGCGGTCAGACGCAGCCGTCAGCACGTTGTCCGCCGCCTCACCCCATGTCAAACCAGTCCGGCGAGACTTCTCCATTACCTTGAGCGGCGCAGAGTCGGCCACCCAGCGCTGCTGGTAGCCCATCAGAACAGCCGCCGGGACCGGCAGCTGAGCTGTATTGGGCAAATCGAGTGGAACGGAGGTGGACGCCATGAAAGATCGCTACCCTTTGCGCCTTGAGGCTGACCGGTGGCGCTTGACGCTCCGCGCCTTGCGGGCTACTCGTCGGGCGTGGGCATGGGTCCATCCGGGACCACGTCCTCTTGGCGCATTCGTTTTGCGGATCCTGCCGAAGCCGAGGTTGGAAGCCAGTGTCTTGGCAGTGCCCCCGTTTTGGCCGCCTGTGTTGCGCTCACCTTGGTGGGCGCTGATGACCCGGGTCTCGGTGACGCTTTTCTGATCCGTTGCCAACGGACTGCTGCCAACGCCGCTAACCACACCCATGACTCCAAGCAATGCTGCCAGGCCGGCTGCTGATTTGATTCTGCTCATGATCTTCCCGTCATTACGATGCTGAGAGCTTTGTGCGCAGCTCGTAGCCCATCAGGGGCCACATCTTCTGCACCGCGTTGGCGCGTGCGATCTTGCGGCCGATCTCGGCGTCGAAGTTTTCAGGGGAGGCGCAGGCCGATTCACCGGTCACCGTGAAACCATTGCGCAGCACGAGGACGCAGAAGGTCAGAAGGTCGATCGACTGATGGGTATTGGCGAGCAGCGGGTGAAATCCGGGGTGAGCTCCAAAAACACCTTCTCGTGCAGTGAAGTAATACTCGTTTTCGATGTTCTCCGCGATATCGTCCGGCGTGATACGTGGAGCGGTCAGGCCCTTTGCGTCAATCATTTGACCGATGGTTTGTTCAGTGGTAATCGTTTCTTCTGCGCATGGTTTGCCTGTTACCACGTTGCTCTTGGACGCTTGACCTACCTGAAACGGCATCCACGTGCAGTGTTGGCCCGCCGGGAGTTCGTCACCCTCCTGAACCAAGGTTACGGAGTGTTTGGTGTAGGCGGTACCGCCGCGATTGATCACGTACAGACTGACCATGCGATCGCCATGAACGTCAATGATGGTGGCGTCCTGCTCGGCCCAGCCTGGTGTTTCAAAGAACCAGACCTTGCGGCCAATAGTGGGTTTGATGATGCTCATGATTGTTCCTGTGGTTGACAACGTAAAAATGGTGGGGTACTTGCGATCATTTCGATGCCGGCATTACGTGAGGCTCATCACCCCGTGTCTGCTGACCGCCGCTTGTTGCTTCGCTGCGCTAGGTATCCGGCTGATCACACGTATAGAACCATGTCGCTTTCCCCCGTAATTGGTTATGCCGCTATGCCCAAAATCTCGCGTCGCAGCTCGGCGGCGGACTCGGCCGACAAACCGCCTTTCTTGGCAATCTTTTCGACGCTCGCGGCAGCGGCCTGAGCGCGCTCTACAACCTGACCCTGGAACTTCTTCAGACCGAAGCTGGCGCGGGTCAGTGTTGCGATGTTCTTGGCGGCTGCGCTGAGCATTCCGACGCGATCGCCCGGATCCATGTCCGGATCGTCGCTTTCCTGCAGGTTGAGGATCGCCTCGAACAGTTCAGTCTGAATCAGGGCTGTGAGCGCCTCGCTGCGGGCATCTTCGTTATCACCGGCCTGGGCTCGGATGATCTTGGCGGCCTCGGTGCTGGCGCGGATCGCGCTGAGACGACGTTCGAGCTTCTGTCCGTATCGGTGCACTGCCGATCGGCTGGGCAGATCGCCAGCGGCCTGGTGCGACGGGAAGCGTTGCTGCAGATCGGCGATCAACTCGTCGAGCGTCAACCGGCCGTCGGCCATCTTTCCTTCAATATAGGACTTGATGTCGGCCGGAAGCCGGGCAATGGTGGATTTGCGGCCCATGGTTACCAGTATTTCTGGGGCCGTGCAATTCCGGCCTCGCAGGTCACTGTGTACTCAGCAACGTCTACGCCGTGGCGCGTGAGTTCCCCGTGCCATTTCCCGGTCGGCTGCTTGTCGATCTTCACTAGTTCACGTTCGTGTAGGTAGTCCAGCTCGCGCCGCAATTCCAGCGGCGTCGCATCCGGGTATTCGCTCTGCGCCACCGATAGGATCAAGCCCTCAAACGCTCCGATCGGGCGTGCATTGTTGAGGGTCAGGATGATGAGCCACCGGAGGGCTTCACGGCGCACGCGGTTATGGTCGATTTGATGTTGCTCAGGCATGTTCTTCTTCCGTTAAGCTTGATTTTTTAAAGAGCGCAGTTGGGCGTTTTCGAGTTTGGTTCCTAGCCCGTCAAGCTTGGATTCGATAATGCTTTGACCGCGTATGTAATCCTCCCGTCGCACGTAATGCACGGGCAATTCAGCCTTGAGGTTGAGTAACTCGCGCTCAACACGCTGCCATTGACTGGCTTCAACTCGATTCGATGATTCGATGCTGTCGAGCCGCTTATCCAGGCGAACGTGGTTATCGGCCTCCATCTTCTCGTGCATTGCCAAGCGGGTATCCAGAAAACGCTCTGATTTCTTTGAAAACATCTTCATCAAGGCCCAGATCGCACTGGTTCCGGAGATGGCGAGGATGATGAGATTCATCAAGCTGAATTCGATAGTCATAGTGGGTCAGTTGGCGGCAACGTTATTCAGAAAATAGATCAGCTTCTGGTGCCGGAGCCTGTCAATGGCGCAGCTTTTGGCGTTGATTTCTTGGTTTGACCAGGCGGCTTCAATCCCAACCCCGGAGTCAGCAGCACAGGCTGGGCCGGAGGTATCAGAAGCTCCGCAGGAATCGGCGGGCGTATCGGAACCGATGAGGGCGCTGTTCCACATCCATAAAGCGCCAAGACTGAGAGAAACGGGAGCATTGGCAGCAGCGCCAGCTTCGACCGGATTCCCTGCAACCAAAATTGCCCCAGATTCAGTGACAGGTTTTGTCTTGTAGACCACCAGCGGCACGCGCGTACGAAGTTCATTGAATCGACCCTCCAAGTCTGAATATTCGTTTTGAAGAACCTGCGCATCCAAGATCGCTTGGGACGCCGCCTCATTGCCGCGTTTCACTTCGGCCTGATAGTCCAACTGCGCTTTGCGTTGCACCTCGGCTTGTCTAGCGACCCAGACATTGTTTCGGTTGTAGTCGCCGGCCCAAAATCCAGCGCCACCCCACGCCAGCACAAGAATGACGGTCAACAAAGGGGGAAACTCAAACTTGGGCATGGATCAGTCCTGTCCCAGGCACTGACGGCGCAGACGTTGCCGGCGCGCCCATAGACCGGCGCAAACCTCATTCCCAGGCTTTGAACAGTCAACCTCGCCGACGCGTTTCCACATCAGAATGGCGTTGCACGCGCCCGTGTAGTCGCCGGCGTTGAGCCGCTTAACAAGGGTCGATGAGCAAAACGCGGCCGGACCGATGTTGTACGCCAGGTTGATGTAGGAATCGTATTCGTGTTGATGCAAGGGAACCTTGACGCAGTTCTTCAGCGCGCCTTCGAACGCCTGCACATCGGACAATTTACGCTGTAGCGCCTTTACTGGGGTCGTGGTATCGCCCATCCTCACGCCGCCAGTGGTTCCAAAACCAAGAGTTGGTACGGATTTCCCCTTGACCGGATCCGGAACTGCTTTGGCCGTGTAACCCTCATCCACGGCAATTCCAACCAGGCCGGCTGCAGACAAGACCAGCACAGCGAGTAAGGAACGGTTATCGGGACTCATGGCGGCAACTGTGCCTCGCGCGCGCGATATCCGATAACTAAAGCGCTTTAGTTATTGGGGGACGACTGGTGTGTTGACACTGAATGCTTTGATGAACCGAACCTGGAAAATACCTTATGTAGGAACCTTCGATGACTGTGTATGTTGATGACATGAAGGCGAGCTTTGGACGCATGAAGATGTGTCATATGCTGGCCGATACTGACGACGAGCTGCATACCATGGCCGATGCCATTGGCGTGCAGAGAAAGTGGCACCAGAAGCCGCCAATATGTAGCGGCAGCCATTACGACATCGCCCTGAGCAAACGTTCCTTAGCGGTTCAGGCAGGAGCGGTAGAAATCACAATGCGACAGCTTGCCTCCATGAATATGCGGCGGCGCATCACCGGCACGCTCGGCAGCCATCTCGACGCTGTTGAATGGGTCATAAACCACCACCAGAGCGGTGTACGCTTATGAAACTGGAGGTCCAATTCAAGTCCGCCGGCTGGAAATGGAATCACCATGCCGTATTTCACGACGCGACTTTGCAGACTGTTTTAGACTACGTCGATCGCGTCTTTGCTTGGGATGTCCAGAAGTCACTTGAACTTAGAATCGTTGATGCGGACGAACAGGTTGTTTGGTTCCGTTGATCCCGATTATTTGAAATCTACCCGGCTTTTTTTGGTTTTACGCCATACGAAACAAGTTTTCATGCGTCCCGTCCCAATAAATGCTTTCTCAGCCCTCTAAATCCCAAATATCGCGTCCGTGGCCCTTCAAATATGTCACTCGTCGTCAGAAACGTAGTTGAAGCAGCATGCAGGCAAGTTCACGCGAAGACTTCAATCAAGCCTGATCGTCGCCAGCCGCCGCAGCAGTTGCTGCACGGCGTCGGTCTGCATGTTGCGGTAGAGCAAGGCCTCTTCCGCTTCCTTGGCCAGCGCCGCCGTCTCGTTGAAGCTGATGTCGCTCTGCAGCAGGATATCGCTCTCGGGGGTCAGGTCCTTGCCCTGCGGCGTGCGCACGCGGAATTTCACCCGCAGCCGCAGCTGGAACTCGCGCACCTGGCCCGAGCTGTTGACGCCGACCACGACCTTCTCGCGCTGCTCCTGCAGGATGTCGAGCACAACCTGCGCCTGCGTCAGCGGCGCGTCTGCGCCCAACACGTGCACGGCCGGGTTGATGGAGCGCCGCAGCTCGAGGGCGACCGGGCCGCCCGGCTGCGGCATGACCGCCAGCGTGTA